TGATAACAACTTCTTACTTTACCCTTACCCAGACAAAGCTTATTCAATTAAGTATGATTATGTATACAAACCTTTACCTCTAGTGTCTCCTTTAGATGTACCCTTTATACCTGAGATACATCGTCAAGTTATAGCTGACGGTGCTACTGCTTACTCTTACCAATTTAGAGGTGAGCTAGAGCAGTACGAAGCTAACTGGGCTAGGTTTGAAACAGGTATTACAGATATGCGTACGCTACTCTCTAATAACTACCCCTACGTACGTTCCACTGTAATCACATTCTAAACTAAGAAAGGTAGACAAGTATGGCAGATGAATCTGGCCTAAGTCCATATGTCTTCCCTCTTGAAGGTGGACTCGTACTTAACAAATCTAACTTCTCAATAAAACCTGGAATGGCCCTAGAGCTAGAGAACTTCGAGCCTTCTGCCACAGGTGGATACCGCCGTATAAATGGATACACAGCTTGGGGACTAGAAGTACCCTATACTGACTCGCCTGTTGAACCAGTTCTTATGTCAGCCTTTTATAAAGGTGAAGTGATTGCAGCTAGAGGGTCAGCAGTATACCGTTCTACAAACGGTAAAGCATTACTTAAACAACCAGTAGGGGTTAGTGAGACTACGTTAGTTGTGGATAGCACATCTGGTTTCTCAGACACAGGAGTCCTCCTACTAGAGACTGAGTACGTAGAGTACACAGGCTTAACTGATACTGAGTTTACAGGCTGCACCAGAGGTGCCTTAGGTACTTCAGCAGAAGTCCATGTCTTAAACATTACTATAGAACAAAGCTGGACTACCATTGAGACAGGACGTACAGGAGCTAATAAGTACCAGTTTATAATTGGTGCTCTTACTGGTCCTCTTAAGTTAATATACGCTGATGGAACTAACCCTGCGTCAATGTGGGACGGGTCTACTGTTACCCAGATAACAGGCGCTTTAGCTCCATTAGATCCTCAATACTTAACTGACTTTAAGAATACTGGATTCTACGCTGGTATGTCTGCTAATCCACAGGAAGTGGTCTACACAGCTCCAACTACATCAGACGACTTTGACCCAGCTAACGGCGCTGGTAGCTTTGTTGTAGATGAACCTGTTACAGGTCTGACTGTCTTTCGTGATTCATTGTATATCTTCTCAGCTAACCGTATCTACAGGTTAAGTGGTTCTACAGCAGAAGACTATGTACTTACACCTATTACTAGAAGTATTGGATGTCGTAACGGATGGACTATCAAGGAGTTTGCAGGAGACATTGTATTCCTTGGACCTGATGGTCTTCGTACTATTGCTGGTACAAACAAGATTGGTGACGTTGACTTAGGTTCTATCTCTTCTCAAGTTCAACAGTTGTTTCAAGGTCAGACTAAGGTATCGGACTTTGAGTCTCTAGTTATACCTAACAAGACTCAATACCGTATATTCTTTAGTGACCCTGAGACACCAAAGGAAAGCACAGTAGGTGTCATTTGTACTCGTAAACAAGAAGGATACGAGTACGCTACCACAAAGGCTATACGACCTTCTTGTACTGATACTGAAGAATACTTAGGAGAGTACTTTGTTATCTTCGGTGGTTATGACGGTAGAGTTTACCGTCTTGAAGAGAGTACTACGTTCGACGGCAGTCCTGTTATTGGACGTTACCGTAGTTCAGATATCACAGCTGGTGATCCAGGTATTCGTAAAGCATTTCAACGTATTATCATTAACTATACACCTGAAGGTACTGTAAACTCTAACTTATATATTAGATACGATTACGAATCCTCAGATGTTCCCAGACCAGATCCTTACCCTTTTGATTCAACTAAGATTGTGGCTTTATACGGTACAGGTCGTTATGGTTTTGTTAATTATGGTGGTCAGAGTAACCCACTAGTAAGACAAGCTATTGAGGGTTCGGGGTTCGCATTAGCAATACGTGTTATTGACCAAGGTATATCCGATCCATACACGCTGAAGGGTTTTCAGCTTGAGTTCACTACGGGCGCAAGACGCTAAGGGAGTTATAATAAATGTCAGGTTATGTACGCCAAAGTTCTTATATTGACGGTGACGTTATACAAGCGTCAGACTCTAACACTGAGTATGAGGCTCTTGTTATTGCCTTTAATAATCAGGTAGGACACTCACATGACGGTTCAGCATCTGAAGGACCAGTTATAGGCCTTATAGGTGATGCTGGACTAATTAATCCTCTTAACAAGATAAGAGTAGACAGTATAGCAAGTACTATTAACTTCTCTATCAATGTATCTGATGTATCTGAGGAACAGATTAAACTAGTAGACGGGGTGTTGTTCCCTGCTGTTACTAACGATGTGGACTTAGGTACTGATCTACTTAAGTTCAAAGATGCCTACTTTAACGGTACAGTTGAGATAGGGACACTTTCTATTAGTAACGTTATAGGCTCACCTAGTTTTGGCACAGTGGACATAAACGGCGGTACGATAGACGGAACTACCATTGGTGCAGATGTACCCTCCACTGGTAGTTTTACTAGTATAGATGCCGATACAGTTGATATAGACGGTGGTACAATAGACGGTACTACTATAGGTGGTGTAGTAGCCGCATCTGGTAGCTTCACTGATTTAGGTGCTACAGGTGATATCACTGTGGATGGTACTGTAGATGGGCGTGATGTAGCTGTTGATGGTACTAAGTTAGACTCCATTGAAGGTAATGCTGATGTAACAGATACAACTAATGTTGAAGCTGCTGGTGCTCTTATGGATAGCGAGCTGACTAACATAACTGCGGTCAAGGCTTTAGACCAAGGTGTGTCTACAACAGATACTCCTACCTTTGCAGGTGTCAATACGAATACACTAGACCTAACAACGATTGAAGTAACTAACATAAAAGCTAAAGATGGTACAGACTCAGCTTCGATAGCTGACTCAACAGGCGTTATGTCAATAGACTCAGCAGTCATAACAAGTGCTGATATTAACTCAGGTACTGTAGACGCTACACTAGGTGGTACAACACCTGCTGCTGCAACAGTAACAACCTTAGTAGCAACTAACGGTGGCTCTCTGACAGGTACTTGGTCTGACTTAGGGTCAGTAACTACAGTAGACATAAACGGTGGTACTATAGACAACACTACAGTAGGTGCTGTTGACCCAGCTGAAGGTTACTTTACTAACTTAACAGCTTCTGGTACTATTAATATAGACCTGTCTAATATCTCTACTACAGGTGTTCTAGCAGTTTCTAGTGGCGGTACAGGGGCTGCAAATGAGGAAGATGCTCGTACTAACTTAGATGTAGACGTAGCAGGCACTGCACTTGCTCTTTCAATAGCATTAGGATAAGGAACTAAACAATATGGCAAACGTCTTTAAGAACTCAACGGATACAGCAGTAGGTACTTCACCTTCTACTTCGTATACTGTTCCAGCGGCTACTACTTCTGTTATGATTGGAATGACAGTAGCTAATACATATTCTCAACAAGTAATTGTGTCTGTGCAGGTAGCGGGTGTATACTTAGTTAAAGAAGCACCTGTCCCCGTTGGATCAAGCCTCAGTGTACTGGACGGTAAGATCATACTAGAGGCATTCGATACTGTTGTTGTAACATCAAGTGATAGTGCTTCTATTGACGTTATCATATCAATTCTGGAGCAGACCTAATGGCTGGTTACTTAGGGTCTGAGGCAGTCTTCCTGTCAGCTTCCCTAGCTGAGATAAAGGGTGATGCTAGCGTAGGTGGTGATCTCAGTGTTGAAGGCGTCCTTAATACAACCAACGGTATAACCTTTGGAGCTGGTACTGATATTCTGAATGATTACGAGGAGGGTACTTGGGTACCCAATATTATTGGGGAAGTCACAAGTAGCTCTGGTACCTATACAAAGATTGGAGACATTGTCACTGCTCACTTTTGGATTGAGTTACCTAACATCGGTTTCTCCACAGACCCAGCTCTACTAGAAGGTATACCTTACTCTAGCAACTTCTCAGGAAGTACTGATGCTCGTAGAAGCGCTGGGTACACAACGTACAACACTGATAGTAAGGCTGCTTCTTTATTGTTTGAAACCGTTGACAGAGTGGGTTTTAGAGCTGACCCAGGAGGAGCAGCCTTGGACAGAGGAACATTGGCTGGTAACACTTACTGGGGAACCCTAGTTTATACAACTGATAGTTAATAAGGAGGTCAACATGGCCCTTTCAGAGAAAACAATAGTAGACAAGATAGAAATAGTAGGTGAGTTTAAGATTGTACAAGTACGTACAGCCCGTATTATTCTTGAAAACGGTGTAGAGTTAAGCCGTTCATTCTCACGCCACGTTGTAGCACCAGATGCTAACGTGTCAGGCGAGAGTGCAGAAGTACAGGCTATCTGTGAAGCGGTACATACGTTAGCAGTTAAATCAGCATACGAAGATCACAAAGGATTATAAGTAATGTCAGGATACATAGGAAACGTACCTGTACCTCAGTCTACACAGAACCGTCAAGACTTTGTAGCAACTGCTGGTCAAACTGTATTTAACACTTTAGGCTATGAGCCTAAGTATGTAGACGTGTATCTAAATGGTATTAAACTTATTGATATTACAGAGTATACAGCTACTAACGGAACGGACATCATACTGACCTCAGCGGCTTCGGTTGGTGATACTTTAAGCTATCTGTCTTTTACTAACTTCACTATAGTTGATAGTGTAGGCGACCTTACTGTAACTAATATCAGTACTGAGACTTTAGAAGTAGGTGGTAGTGGGGTAACTATAGACGCCATACTAGACGAAGACGACATGGTATCTAATAGTGATACAGCAGTGCCTACTCAACAATCAGTTAAGACCTATGTTGATACTTCAATAGTAGATTTAGAAGCTTCAAAACTAGGTATAGATGATAACGCAACAAGCACTGTTATAACTCTTACCGCTACGAATACAATGGAAGTGTCAGGGGATACAACTGTAACAGGTAATGTAGAAGCTGACTCTTTTAATGACGTCATAACTACAGACGATACGGTAGCAGGAGGAGAGGCTCTGGGAGTTAAGAGTACACTACCTACTGACAGATCTTTGGTCTATAATGGTATCCACGTAGGTGCACGGGGTGTTTTAGAAGGTCCGAATAATGGCTTCTCGTTTGTTGACACTCTGTCACTGACCAATAACGGCTACACAGCTACTGCAGGTGTTAAAGCTCAGAATGACGGGCCTATTACTCGCTTCCAAATGCTTGATGGTCGGTTTCTCTTTCAGAACGTACACGCCTCAAGCGGTTCGAGCACCCCATCAGCTGGTGACGTTATATCTGCTGGAAACATAGTAGACGTTGCTGAAATAACAGCAGCAGGGTTTATGTACACACAGGGTCTTAACGTCAAAGAGAATGCACAATTTGAGGCTGCTATTGTTGAAGAAGTACACGTACTCTCAGGAACTTCTGTTGACTTAGACCCCGATAATGGGACTATTCAAACTCACACTTTAACAGGTAACACAACATACACAGAGTCACTTAATGATGGGTTTTCTATGACCCTTATGATAGCTCCCACTACAAATACTATAACGTGGCCTGCAATGAACTGGGTTAACAATGATACCCTTCCACCAGAATTAGGAACAACTGGTAATACCGTAGTGTCACTATGGCAAGTTGGTGGAACAGTATATGGAGCCTTTGTAGGTAATAGTGAAGCATGAAGCTTTGGTCTTTAATAAAGAAGTGGCTCCGTAAGCTCTTTTGTAAAGAAAAGACTAGTGATGTTAAACCAGTTACACCTGCTATTGTAGAAAGTATTAAGGAAGATGAAGATATGCTAAGAAACTCAATAATAGGAGCTGCTGGTAGTAGTGGAGAGGTTCTTAGTCTTGACTTTGCTGAGTACACACTCAACCCCGCCAAGAGTTCGATAACTTACCATGACAATAGCAGTAACGGTCCAACTCTAGGGTTGCTGTGGACAAACATCAAAATACGAGGTGTATCCGCTAGCCCAGACGGTACTAAACTCTACCTGCATGATGCTAATCAGGCCGAGACCTACGAGATGATAGGAGCAGGTCCGTGGGACTTCTCTTCCCTTAGTGTAGGATATACGAGGACAGTTGATACTCAGGGGATGCAAACTACTCCTGCATGGAGTCCAGACGGTACTCGTTATTATATGATTTCAGGCCAAACTTCACCAAAGATTGTATATCAGTACAATGTAAGCACACCTTTCAGTTTGGCTTCTGCGAGTTATGCAGGCCAATCGAGTGTAATGTCTTCTGTAGTAACCAATGATGGTTATCTTGATAGATTTAACAAGATAGGCACACTTTTATTAGATGGAGATGGAAGCCAGTTTTACATAACAGATGACGGTGGTTTTAATACTAAGATATATGGTGCGACTATGTCAACTAACTTCGAAGTAACGACTTCTTCATTAATATCCAGCACTGCTACTCCATTCCAAGCCCAGATCCGCATCTGGGGTGGTTGGATTCATCCTAAAGGTAAGCTGTTTGTAACGGCTGGTATAGACAGTATAGACTCTTATCAACTAGAAAAGGCTTTTGACTTCACTACCGCTGTCCTGCAAAGTAGGTTAATTCGTGCAGATAACAATATTTGGTCGAGAGGTGTAAGCGTTAGCGATGATTTAAGTAAATTGGTTGTCTATGACTGTCTAAGCCAACGGGAACATTACTTCAGTGTCTATGAGAAGTTATAGAGATGTTAAGAAACTCAATAATAGGAGCTGCTGGAAGTGGTGGACTTCCTAGTATCGACCTCTCTGCTTTCGTATACAACGCAGCCAAGAGTTCCCCTATTTACAACAAGAATGGTACCGATTTCGGATCAGGGGTAAGTGATCTTGCACAGGCTCTGGATCAAGGTATGGAGGTCAAACCAGACGGTACTCAAGTATGGCTGATTGATCGCCCTCTCAAGGAGATCGTTGAGGTAACTCTTGGTAGTCCTTGGGATTGGTCTAGTATGAACATAACCGCTAGAAGTGTACCACCATCCTCATCTGGTTGGACGAAGATAGGGTCTACCATTATATGGGCCGATGACGGTAATCTTTGTTATTTCCATGAAGACGGTGGCTCAGCCACGGGTAGCATAAATACAGCCTATCAGTACGCTGCAAGTACACCTTACAATATCGCTACTCTATCCTATGTAGGCTCATCAAATGTTATGTCTCCACTTGTTGCAACTGGGTCTGGAGGAACGTGGCAGTTCATGTATCCATACGAAGATGGAAGTGGGTGGATTATAATAGATGTTGCCGATAAAGCCTATTACGTGACTATGTCAACTCCCCACTCATTAGCAACTGCTTCATTAGTATCTACCACTCCGAAAGTTATACCAAGCATTGATACTAGTGACCCTGTCCGTTGGATGCGTGGCGGTTGGTTTAACTCCAAAGGTACACAACTTGTAAAGGGTTCAGTTCGTGAAAAAGGGGTAGCTGCGTTTGAACTGGGTACTCCTTTTGACGTATCTACAGCCGTTAACACAGGTTATCTGGACACAGATCCTATCGGTCCAACGTTTTCTGTAGCATTTAGCGAAAAACAGGATATACTGATGATTTCTAACAGAGATGGAATTGATTGTAGATTCTCTATCTACGAGGCGTAAAGAAGAGGTTATAAAAATGTATATATTAGTAAATAACGGTGTAGCTGCATCTTACTCAATCACGCAGCTAAAGAAAGACAATCCAAATACCAGTTTCCCTAAAGAACCTACTGAGGAACTACTGGCTACGTATGGTGTGTATATCTGCACTAACGAGCCACAACCTGACTACGATGAATCAATAGAGCGTCTTATATTGGGGGATCCTGTTCTAGTAGATGGAAGTTGGGTACGAAAGTGGACTACTGTTCCTATTCCAGAGGAAGAACTAGCATTAAGTGTTCGTAATGAGAGAGACCGTTTGCTTACCGAGTCAGATTGGACACAAGTGTCTGACTCACCCTTATTTCAGGATTCAGCTTGGCTATCATACCGAACTGAGTTAAGAGACATAACGGATCAAGATGGGTTTCCTTACTCTGTAGTTTGGCCTGTGATACCTCAGTCATAATAATAATAATAATGTAATTTAGTACTTGACAAACCTTACAAACCAGTGTATAATAACTTTAAGGTTTCCGAGGGTGTATATAGTATACTAATAGTATTCTAAGGGTACTTAATACCTAAGTATTAATAATAACTAAGTATCTAATACAATAAGGATATATCAATGAGAGATACCATGTATAACCCTTTCAGTACATATGAGGCTAAGATATGTCGTATGCCATCTGAAGCTGGGTACGGTGTTAACGCTAGTGACTACTCGTATGCTAGTCGTCACGCGGAGCTTCGTAAGCAACAAGCGGCTAGAAACCAACGTATAGCTGACGAGAAGGCTAAGCAAGATAGACTTGCTAGAGAGGCTCAGCAGAGGAACGCTAAAGCTGCTGCTGACAAGAGGGCTAGGGATGCTGCTGCTAAGAAGGCTAGCGATGCTGCTGCCAGTAGGGCTAGGGAGGCTGCTGCTAAGAAGGCTAGAGATGATGCTGCAGCAAAAGCTGCTGCTGCTGCTAGAGCTGCAGAGGCTAAGAAGAAGCAGGAAGCTGAAGCACGGGCTAAGTTGATTAAGAAGCAATCAGATGAAATGATGTTACAAGCTGTAACTGATCCTGGGTCTATGTTTGGTAAAGCTGATGTCGCTACTATAAACTCTAATGAAGCTGGTACTAACATAGATGAAGGTACTGGTCAACTAACTGGTGATGCTCCACAGATAAGTACACCAGACAACTTTGATGCTGCTACTGTAGAAGCATCTACTGTATCAGATGATGTTAGTTCAGCACTAGAGGACGTTAACGCAGTCCAAGGTACTGTATCAGATGATTCCTTAGCTGAAGCTGCTACGTTAGACCCTACTGAGTTAGCTCAGTTGGATCTTGAAGCTACGACTATAGATGAGGCTCAGAAGGTAGCTGATACCGATGACCGTGTTCTAGAAGATGGTGAGCTATTAGAAGGCTCCTCTGTTGATATGTCGAAGGTAGACGAAGCGTTAGACTTCGAAGCTGCTCAAGCTACAGTGTCTAAGCAAGCTACAGTTCAAGGTCAAATGGAAGACTTGATGGAGGACTTTGAGGGTGGCAACACACCAGCATGGGCCTCAGGAGCTATGAGAGCTGCTACTGCGGCTATGGCTGCTAGGGGTCTAGCTGCGTCCTCTATAGCTGGTCAAGCCATTGTACAGGCTACTATGGAGTCTGCACTACCTATTGCACTGCAAGATGCTCAGACTCATGCATCCTTTGAGATGCAGAACCTATCTAATAGACAACAGACTGCTATGTTTGCAGCTGAGCAACGTGCTAACTTCTTAGGTATGCAGTTTACACAGGAGTTCCAAACTAGGGTACAGAACGCAGCTAAGATTAGTGACATTGCTAATATGAACTTCACAGCTGAACAACAGGTTGCCTTAGAGAATGCTAGACTAGCACAGACTGTAGACTTAGCTAATATGAATGCTGTTAATGCTAAGATGATGGCTGATGCTGCTGCTATGTCTCAAGTTGAGCTTACTAACCTAAGTAACAGACAGCAGGCTGCGATACAGAACGCTAACGCTTTCCTAGCTATGGATATGGCTAACACAGAGCTTATGCAACAAACAGAGATGTTTAAAGCACAGTCAGTTATACAAGGTCTCTTCACTGACCAAGCTGCTGAGAACGCTGCTAAGCAGTTTAATGCTGCTAGTGAGAACCAGACTAATCAGTTCTTTGCTAATATGGCTAATGAAGTCCAGAAGTTCAACGCTGGTATGACAGTACAACGGGATCAGTTCAATGCTCAGAACGCTCTAATCGTTGCTCAAGCTAACGCACAGTGGAGACAGAACGCCTCCGTAGCTAACGCAGCTGCTCAAAATGCTGCTAACCTTCAACACGCCCAAGCTGCTAACGGTATGACGATGGGTGCTATTGATCAGATATGGCAACGAGAACGTGACTTGATGGATAACTCTTTCCGTCAGTCTGAGTCGGCATCTGACCGTGCCTTAAGTGTATTCCTTGCTGAATTGCAAATGGATATGCAACGTGAATTGGCAGGTGATCAAGCTGATGCTGATGAGAAGGCTTCTAAAGGTTACCTATACGCTAGACTAGCGGGTATATAAGGGATTATAAGTAATGTCAGGATTGAACTACAAAGAGAACCTTGAGAGAGCAAGAGAGCATACAATGAACAATCGTTCTAAGTTTGCTGCTCCTGTGGCTGCTGAGCAAGTAGAAAAGGTGCAAGAGGGTCTTATGCGTCCTATGGCTAGGCCAGAACCTAAAGAAACATCAGGTGGTATGGCAGGTGGTGTAGGTCTCGCAATGATGGAGAATATACAGGACTCCAAAGAACAAGCCTTTAAAGATAAGAGAAAGAAGGAAGCCCAAGCCTTTGAAGATGAGAAAGCTGCTTCTGACTTTGGCACTATAGAGGGTCTTGAGGGTTTCTCTAAGAAGATGATGATGTCGGAGTCAGGTGGTGACACAGGTATTCAGATCACCCTTGAGGACGGTAGGACAATGACAGGAGCATTTCAGTTTGGCGATGCTCGTCTTAAAGACTACAAGAAAGCTACAGGTAAGTCCTTTACTACTGAGGAGTTTAGACTTAATCCTTCATTACAGAATCAAGTCTTTAGTTGGCACTTGAAGGATATAGACAGGGTTATAGACTCCCTAAAAGGGTCTAACACCTATAATAGAGATGGCTTACGTGCCGTTGCACACTTAGGTGGTACTACTGGACTCCGTAAGTACGTTAGTTCTAAAGGGCAGTACAACCCATCTGATAAGTTTGGTACTTCTCTTTCAGCCTACTATAACAAGTTTAGTAATTAATAATAATATAAGAAGGAACTTGGTTAATGCCACAGATATTCCCAGGACAGAGCCTTACAGCTGAGCCTAAGAACGCACCCTATGAGAATCCTCCTGAGATGAATAAACCAGAAGAGGCTATACTTTGGCATCTAGAACGTATCTCAACTAAAGAGCGTACTGAGGCTTTAATAGACCTTATGGAACTAGACTCATCTGTTGTAGAGTTAACAGAAGGTATCTTGAGAGCTGCTGTTATGGAAGGACGTCATAGCATTGACATATCTCTTATCATTGCTCCTATTCTACATGAAACCATTAAGACTATAGCAGACAGAGCAGGCATTGAATACGAAGAAGGTTTCCCAGATGACTCTGAAGAGAAAGCTGCCTTAGATTACGTCATAAACAACAAGCGTATCATTAAGGAGTTAGAGCGTCTTGAGGAGACAACTGGTGAGGAGTATACAGACTTTGTAGACCCCTCCGATAAAGACATGAAGGATATAACTCCTGAATCAGAGGATACTCTGAAGGAAACAAAAGGGTTGATGGCACGTCCCAAATCCAAGGAAATAGAAGGTGATATGGTATGAGTTTCTGGGCAGGTATCGCAAAAGGTGTAGAGGCTAACGAAAGAGAACGTCAGATTGATGAAACACGGGACGAACGTAGAGCTGAGCGTCAAGAAGCTCAAGAATGGCGTGAATCGCAGTTTAAGTACCAACAGAAGAGGGACGGCATTGTAGATGCTAGAGCAGATGCTGCCTTAGCGGAGAATGAGCGAAGGTATGAAGACGCTCAGGCTTTGAATAGGTTTAACCAATCCATGAAGGTCGCATCGATGGTAGGTAGTCTAGGTCTTCCCTCTGGTGCTCTTTCAGCTTTCGCTTCACCTGGAAATGGTGAGACTAACGTGCGTGTGAGTGGACCTCCTGGGGCTTCACCTACGCCTAGCGCTACTTCTGTTGCTGGTGGGGGGCGTCTTACTCC